CCTGGAAAATCTCTTTTCTTTAAAACAAAATCTAGTTTTTGTCCTGTGCTGCCTGTTGCAGCATCGCCTATAAAATTGACATCAGGAATTATTCTACTTACTGCGGAAAATACTTCGCCTGCAGGGTCTATATCGAAATCACTAGACTCTATAAAAACATTTTGCATAGCAGAGCCATCATCGTCATTACCTACTTCATGGTTATACAAATAACTTGTGTTTGATGTTGTGTAAGAAGCTATAGGTTTATCGAAAACCCCTTCATCTAACCAAGCACATCTATCAAGTTGTCCTATCGACCAAACATTTTCATTATAGTTATAAGTGACATATCTATCTATACTTGATGAAGCGGCAGAACAATAAAACCAACCCACCTCATTAAAAGCTTTATTTATAAAAGCAAATATTTGAAAACTTTGTGTTACATTAATATCGCTAAAAACATAATCTTTAACCGAACATGGTAGAGTTTGTACTTGACCTGTATAAGCGTAAAAACCTTTTTTATCCATCCAAAAAACACCTTTAGGTGAATTAACAGCAGCATTAGGACCTACCATACCTACGCCTTCATTTACTAAATTTAATCCGAAAGTAAACGGCTGACCGATAAACTGTAAACTATATAAAGCTATATCAGTCCATATTAAAGTTTCTTGCCTTGCTCTAATTCCACCGATAATTGCAGAGCCTGCTGATACTCGCAAAGAGCCTGCTGTGTTTGTAGATAAAGGCTCCCATTGGGTAACATCTTCTTGGTCACTAAAAGCTATTAACATAGGGTCTTGTACACCGCTTCTGCTTTCTCCTTCTATAGGGTCTGCTCCTAAACAGATTACGTGTCTATCTATATCGCTAACTAAAACTTGTGCGGCAACAGTAGGAGCTAAATTAGAATTAGCTAAATCTGATAAAGCTACTCCTCTCGTTGAAGTGCCACTACTTGCGTCCCAATAATAAATACCACCGTTTCTTACATTAAAAACTAAATCTTCTCCAAAATTATCGTGAGAATATAGTCTTAATTGATTTGTTACAGATAAAGTAGAAGCTGAACCAAAAGTTCCCGCTCCCCATGTATCTATACCCCAACCAGAGGACGGTACAAAAACATCTAAACCCACATTGATTTGATAAGCTCCGTCTACAGCAGAACCACCATTACCGCTATCACTAGCATTAGCTGTAACAGTATTACCGTCAGTATCTTTAGCTACGAAAGTATAAGTATTAGATGTTGGCACAGAAACTATTTGGTATTCTTGATTTAATACAGCAGCTGTTATATTGCCACCCAAACTTACAGCTTCGCTAAATGTGACGAAATCATTTTGTACAGCACCGTGATTACTATCAGTAGCTGTTATAGTTGAACTACCATTAGTTGCTGCGAACGTAATACTATTAGTTGAAGATTTTCTTATAGGAGTAATATCGTAATAATTATCTCCTTCTAATACGTAATATTTTTGTGTAGCTCCTATACCTACATATTTTATACCGTTTAAAGCAGTCCAGCCTATTAAAGCTCTAGCTTTAGATATAAAAGTATTAGAAGTTCTTTTTACCCAACCACCTATTTTTTCTGGTAAGCCTTTTCTAAATCTTACTAAATTACCATCAAACCAACCACCTTCATTTGTATAAGCAGTTGTATCTTTATTAATTCCTGGTTTAAATAAAAATTTTTGAAGAGGCACGCTTTTCTCCTAAATAAAAGTAGCAAATACTATAGAGCCTAGTATAAACGGATAAACCCCCCATAACAACATTTCTAATCTTTTAAATTTAGCAGAGCCTTCGTCTAATCTTTTTTCTATATATTCGTAACGAATAGCACATTCTCTCTCATGCGCATTAAGTTCTGCTAAAGCGTCCTTTACAGTTGCCATTATTTATCTTTAGCTTTACCTATATTTAAAGCACACCAATCAATAACTTTATAAAGTTTACCAACCCATGCATCATCTTTTGGTGTTGGTGTAATCGCGGCTACAACAGAAGCTATCGAAATTATAGCTGTAACCCACATAATTATATTTAACCACATCATTTTACTTTTCCTCCTTTAAAATTTGTTCGGATTCTTCTTTAGTTGAAGCTATAAAATTATTTTGAAAAACATTTAAAGCAGCGTCTACTTGGTCTAAATCAAACAACATCTGCTCTCTTTTTTGTCTTAAATTAGTTATTTGGTTAGCGAGATATTTTTGTTTATCAGTCATTTCTGACTCTAATATTTCTTTATCTCCAACCGTAGCTTTATTTTCTTCAGTCATAATAATTAACTATTAGATGATATATATGCTTTACCTGTGGTAATAGCATTTGTACAATCAGTTTTTTTACTACTTGATGACCCTTTAACATTAGGTGTATCATCATCACTATCTACAGGTGCATATTCTAAAATAGTTTCTAAATGGTCAACATTTCTTTGTACCATTGTATTTATTTCAGTTTGTGTCATGCCTTCAACATCCCAACTACCACCATTTACACCATTAATTAAATTAACGCTGTCCATAGCTGATGTTAAACATTGTGTAACTGTTTGTGCCATATTATTCTCCTTCGTTTAATTTACTTTTTAATTCTTCTACTTGTGCAGAAAGTTCTTTTACTGCATTAATAAGTGGGTAAATAAACATACTTTCACTTATCATTTGCGTTCCATCTTTTTCTTCTGACCAACCACCAAAAGTATCTACACCTTGTTTATCAAGTGCTGCTTTTACTTCTTGTGCAATCATACCATGTAGTTTTAAGTCAGTATTTTTTTCTTGTTCTCCTCTAATTTCTTCGGGTACATCTTTTTGTTCTTTCCAATAATAAGTGACTGGTCTTAAATCATTAATAAAAGATAAACCAAGATTATCTGTTTCTATATTTTCTTTTAGTCTTTCATCAGAACTATGTGTCCAAGTAGCATTATCTGTCCAAGTATTCGTTATAAAGTTAGAGCTATATCCTATTTTTACTGTGTTATTGGTAGTTAAACTTAAACTTCTACCAAAACCAAAACGAGAAGCAGCCGATGCAGAATCCACATTATTACCATATCCAACCATAACATTATCTGCACCAGTAGTAAGAGTAGAGCCTGTATTACTACCTATAATAGTATTATAATTACCTGTAGTTATATTCATACCTGCTCTGTAACCTACTAATGTTGCATGAGCTGCAGTAGTTAAATCTTCAGCAGCTTCAAAACCCATAACAGTATGAGAATCACCTGTGGTACATGCTCTTAAAGCACTATTACCAACTGCTGTATTACCACCTGCTGTTGTATTTGCTTGTAGTGCTGCATATCCTACACCAGTATTAGAACTTCCAGTTGTATTAGCAGATAAAGTATCTCTACCTACACCAACATTTTGAGTACCTGTTGTATTAGCATCAAGACAAGTAGAGCCTACTGCTACATTATGACTTGCTGTAGTGTTGTTTTGTAAAGCACTTCTACCAATAGCAACATTGTGTGTGCCTTCAGTATTGCTAATTAAAGCAAAATTACCAACTCCTGTGTTTTTATCACCTGTGGTATTAACATTTAAAGCAAAAGCACCAACTGCTGTATTTTCATCTGCTGTAGTATTCGCAGAAAGAGCATCGTATCCAACAGCAACATTGTTTTGACCAGTAGTGTTTGCATCAAGGCTAGTAGAACCTACTGATACATTTTGTGTACCTGTAGTACAAGCTGCTAATGCTTGATAACCAACAGCAGTATTAAAAGCATCTGCACCTGCATTGAGTACGAATAAGGCTTGTGTTCCTATTGCTGTGTTTCCACCATGAGCATCTTCATTTTTTAAAGCTTCGTGACCAACTCCAACATTATTACCACCTGTCGTTAAAGATTCTCCAGCACTTGAACCCACCATAATATTTTGAGTACCTGAAGTAAGTCCATCTGCTGCTCTCCTACCTATAGCAATATTATAATCACCTGTTGTATTTGTATCTAATGCTCTATAACCCATAGCTACATTATAAGAACCTGTAGTAATTGATAATCCTGCATCTGCTCCTATTGCTGTATTTTCAGAACCAGTTGTATTTGCTCCTAAAGAACGATAGCCAACTGTTGTATTATAATTAGCAGTAGTATTAGCATCTAAAGCATTAGCTCCAACTGCTGTGTTGTATTGCCCTTCTGTATTAGCAT